CGAGGATAATTGTTAAATGACAAAGTTAAATAATAGAAAACCAGATTTGCATTATCTTATAAATAGGTCAGTGCAAAATTCTATTGCTGGGCTTAACACGGCAATGCCCGGAATTATTGAAAACTTTGACGCAGAACAAAAAACATGCGATGTTCTGCCTGCATTGAAAAAAGAGTATAGAAACGGAGATATAGCGTCTCTGCCTTTGATACAAAATGTACCTGTGATTTTTCCGCAGACAAGCGAGGCGATTATATCTTTGCCTTTAAAAAGAGGAGATACTGTACTTTTGATATTTTCGCAGAGAGCTTTGGACGAATGGAAAAAGAAAGGCGAAACTGTATGCCCAAGGGATAAAAGAAAACATGCGCTGACTGACGCAATAGCTGTACCCGGCATATTTCCTATAGGCAAAGGCATTGCCGGAAATTCTGACGCTTTAAAAGCACAAAACGGCAATTTTAAACTGCTGGGGTATACAGATGGAGCTTTAGAAATAGAAAACGGAATATACGAGCTTATAAGCGTATTAAACGAACTGTGCGGTGAGATAAAGAACTTTAGTCAGGAAATAGCAAACATAACGACAATTGTAATGGGAGCACCTGTGCCCCCGACTAATTTGGCTCAGCTTACGCTCTATATTACAAAATTTACAGCAATATTAAACAAGCTGGAAACTTTTAAGAGGTAAAAATGGCTGATATAAAACTTAATAATGACCATGATATAGAGATCGCAAATAATGATGTCAGTATTATTACTGGCACTGAGGAAGTTAGACAACGCTTAGTTCAAAATTTAAGGTCTTTTCAAGGCAATTGGTTTTTAAATTTGAAAAGCGGCGTATCTTATTTCCAAAACATTTTTAGGAAAGACTACAATATTGAAGTGGTCAACACTATTTTAAAAAATGCAATACTCAATACACTCGGTGTATTGGAACTCTTATCATTTGAGCTTGATATTGACGATGGTTTAAGAAAGTTAAGTCTTTCTTTTACTGTGAGAACTATTGATGAAAATATAACTATACAAGAGGCGGTAATACTGTAATGGCTTATGGACTTACTCCTAATGGATTTATAATTAAACGGCTTATAGATATTCAAGAGGAGCGCAAGGAAGCATATAGAAGCAAGTTTGGTGAAGGCATTAACTTAGACGACAATTCTGTGTTCGGTCAGCAGATTGGGATAGAATCCGAAAGAGAAGCGCTGTTATGGGAATTGGCTCTTGCTTTATATAACTCGCAATATCCGGATACAGCGGAAGGCATAAGTTTAGATAACTGTGGAGCTATAGTGGCAGTACCTAGGCTTGACCCGACAGAATCTCTAGCAGTTATCAGGGCAAGAGGAAGCGCTGGAACTGTTATAGCAAAAGGACGAATAGTATCTGTTAAAGGAAACTCTAGTATAAGGTTTGTCACAGATGTAGAAAGAATAATTGCGTCTCCTGTAAATGCTAAACAAAAAATACTATTTTCTCTTGAGCCTGATGCTGGGACATGGACATTAACGTTTAAAGGAGAAACAACGGCCCCTTTAAACTATGACGCAAACGCAGAAAACATCGAATCAGCGCTTGAGTCTTTGGATAGTATTACGGATGTAAATGTGTCAGGCAATTACAGCGAAGGTTTTCTAATAGAGTTTATAAACGAAGACAGCGAGATACAACAGCCGTCTTTTACAGTAGACAGCAGTCTTACAACTGGAGCGGAACAGATTGATATAGAAGTTGAAATGATTGACGAAGGCGGAGCTTATGTTGATATACCTGTTACAGCTGAAGAAAAAGGTGCGTATCAAGCGCCAAGCATGAGTTTAACGGAAATTGAAACTCCTGTGTCAGGCTGGGATGAGGCGTATAACCTGGAAGACGCTAAAGTCGGCAGAGGGTTTGAAGAGGACGAAGAATATAGACCCAGACGCAACATATCTCTTCAACAGTCTCGGTCAGGAACAGTGGAAGCTATACGAAACACTTTGAAACAACTGGAAAATGTTGTTGATGTTATTGTTTTTGAAAATGACGACTCTGTGCCTGATTCTGACGGCAGACCGCCTAAAAGTTTTGAAGCTGTAGTGGACGGCGGAGATGACGAAACAATTGCTAACACTATATGGCAGTCAAAACCCGCAGGTATCAAGCCTTTCGGCACAGAAATTTTTGTGGTAACCGACTCTCAAGGATTGTCGAAACAAATAGGTTTTTCACGGCCAACAACAGTAATGATTTATCTAAATATAACTGTTGTAAAAGAAGAAGGCGGAGAAGTCACAGAAACACAGGTAAAGGATGCTGTTATAGCGTATGGAGAAGCTTTAAAACTTGGGGATGACATTATTGTATATCCTGATTTTATTGCTTCGCTTTCTGGACTTGCAATCAAAGATGTTGAGCTTGATATAGGCAAAACACCTACACCGAGCGGAGACGATAATATTGTTATTGCGCCGAATGAACGAGCGGAATTTGATAGAGCTAATATATCGGTAACTATTTTATAAAAGGAATTTAATACATGACTGAACCAGTAAGAATTACAACGCATAAAGAAGATGCTATCTCTAGATTTATTGAGCAGTATAAAAATAGCGAAAATTTAAAAAGAGTTATAGAAATATCATGCAAACAGAAACAGGATATTGAAGACGCTTTATGGTCATTGTTTGGACGTCTTGATATTGAAAAAATGACAGGCATACTTCTCGATAAAATCGGCGTAATCGTAGGGCAGGAGCGATTAGGATTCAATGATAGTATATACCGCATTCTGTTATACACGAGAATAGCGATAAACATGAGCGGCGGAACACCGGAAAATATTATCAGTATATTCCAAATACTAACTCAGGCTGGTGAAACGGATTTTAGAGAACTATATCCTGCGGCTGTGCAGATTACATCCGACACAGAACCGGAAACAGGTCTTTTAGAATATATAAAAAAGGCTATAGAAACAGCTTTGCCCGCAGGAGTAAAACTATCGTTCATTGGATATTACAATCCGGAAACAGCTTTCACTCTTGATAACGGATTAGGAACTTTTGACAATGTTCACGGGCTTGGAGATGTAAATAATCCCGCAATAGGCGGAGAACTAGGGAAAGTATTATAGGAGAAACAGATATGGCTAAACCAGCAAGTAAAACATTATGGACAAACGGCACGCCTGACAACAGAATTGAGCCTACTGGGGCCAAAAAGAATATGGGTTTTTTAGCAGGAGAAAAGCCTGGATATCAATATCTTAACTGGCTTATATACAATCACGGCGAGTGGATAGATTTTTACGAGGATATTCTCAAAATAGGAAGCAACAGTATTATAGGCGAAAACGGAAATATAGGCATAAACGAAACTAATCCCACATCAAAACTAACCATAAAAAGTGAAGGATTAAGCACAAGCCCGCTACTTATCAAAGCATCAGATGGAAGCAATTTATTTAATCTTTATGAAAATTCCGGCGGCCATGCTCAATTGGAAGTAAGAGATGCCAGCGGATTAGTTAAAGTGGAACTTAATACCAATGGAAACTCATATTTAACAGGCGGATATGTAGGTATAGGAACCGATACTCCAAGTGTATTATTGGACGTTATGGGAATGGGAGATGCTGGCAGATTAAAACTCCATAGAGGCGGATTCGGCGGTGTTACATTGGAAGGCGACCATAACGGATGGCGAAGCGATACAGCATTGAAAATAATAACAACTGATCCTTTTCTCCAGCTTAAAGACAACAATGAGACTGGAGCTGGTCAAGATGGTTATATAGAGTGGAGAGACGCTAATGATACAAGGACAGCATTTTTAGGTTATTACACCTCAGGAAATCAAAATATATGGCTGGGAGCAGAAGCACCGGGAGCAGATTTAATCCTATCAGGAAATAATGCTGTAAGAATAGGTGAATATACTAACTACAATGATTTTGTTATAGCGCATAAAGGAGAAGACGGAGTAGAAGACACAATTAAATCATCTCTTCTTCTTAGCTGTAATGTAGACTCCGCAGTAAATACCAGCGAAGTTTGGAGATGGCGCATAGGCACTCTTATAGGCTCAGGAGCAAGTTACGGCTCAAAACTTGCAATTATGCGAAGTACAAGATTTGGAGTTACAGACTACAAAGATATCGTTATTAATGAAAATGGAAATATAGGTCTTGGTGGAGAAACCACTCCTGACCAGTTACTACATTTAACTAAAACTGATAATCCCGTAATAGTCAGACTTGACAGA